GGTGATTTCGCCATGATTAAAGTCATTTACCGCATAGAAAATTTTGCGGCAGTTTTCATCATGGAAATTTCTGAGCCAAGATGGTTTACCTGCATCTTCGGCACATCTATTACAATACCTGTAATTAGTCCCGCAACAAATACAAGTTCTATTTAAGCGTTTGCTCATATTTCACCTCATAAAATAAGAGGGGAGATAATCTCCCCTTTTGCTAATAATTATTCGTCTTCCTCGTCGTCGGCTGCCATGAAAATCTGATATAATACCTTATCTTCAGAACAGTAGTCAACCTGCATATCTCCTGTGTAATCAAGAGTTGCATCAGTTGTAGTAGAAATTGATACCTCTGGAGATACCTGGAAGGAAGGAATAACGATGTATCCAGCTCTTAATGTATCTGCAGTACACGGATCAACAAACAGAGCTTTAATAGTAAGTTTAACTGTCTTAGGAAACTTATCTGCTTTATTCTGAATAGCAATTCCGTCTTCCACATCTCTGTCGTATTTTACAACATACATTGTTTCTCCGTCAGCAGTTGGAGGTGTAAGGATTCCGCTGTCGGTAGCAATAGTAAAGTCTGTTGCATTAGCAGCTTCACCTTTCTTGAAAGATGCTCCCATTGTTCCATTAGGAGAATAAGCATTTACAGTTACGCTCTCAGGGTCATATCCCTTTGCAAGTGTAATAGTGGAACCAGCTTTAACTGTCTCAATTTTCGGCATAGGAATCTTATTTGTTCCAGAGGCAACCTTCTTTGCAGAACCAGAACCAGCAGCCATAATATCTACGTTTAACATAGAGTTTGTTGCAGTAAATGTACCAGTCTTACCTTTCCAGAATCTCTTAACGAGAGTACCAGTTTTATCTACAGCGTCTGTACTTTCTGCAGATGTTTCGATTGTAGCTTCCTGAAGCTGAGTAAGAGTATAAAGCGGATTTCCACTAAAATCTTCAGCCATTGCGATTTGAAGTCTATCAATAATGATATCGCCTAATTTAAAAGCCATAATTTTCACTCCTTTGTAATTTGTGTTAAAAATAAAAAAAGACTAAGAAGATTCTGATAAATCTCTTAGCCAATTAAGTTCTTTAGATAAATTTATTTTTGATGTGTCTAACATACCGGAATAAACGCCGGACATTAGAGCCGTAACATTCTCGTATAATTGCAATCGTTGTACGCTGTCCATGAATTCGACAATTCCAACATCTATGAGTTCATTTTTTTTATACTTAAATCCCGGATGATTAACCATAGAGGAAATAAGAGGAAGAAGAACAGAGCGATTTAAATCCTCTTTATTTTTCAAAAATTCAAGATTCATACGATCTTCTTCGATGATAGCTTCTTTCGTGGCTCGCCCTTTTGCTTTTTCTACTTTTGGATGCTGATTTAACATTGTTCTGATGTATTCCGCAATAACGGTATAAGTATCTTCATCTATTATCGGAATATCAGAAATAATGTCTCCAGACTCGCTTTCTTCAACATAATCTAGCGAAATCTGATTCGTATCCGTATGTCTCATTGGTTTCAAGATAGAAAAATCAAAATCTCTAAATACGAGCTGAAGTGCTTGAAAATCCATGTTAGGATGAAGGATTATGAACAACTCAAATTCGCTGACTTTATTCCAGTCAAGCCCATCGTCCCAGAGTTTGAGTCGCATTGAAGTTGGGTTGCATAAAAACGGATGAAGAGAAGCGTAGAATCGTGTATCCCCCAATTCCATAATTTCTCCAATCGTAGGTTGGTAAATAGTAATAAAATCATTGACTTTATACGGAATTTGGTAGTACATTTGCAATTCGTCAAAGTGTATTTTCCTTGACATACAACCACCTATCTAACTACGTTAACATATCCAGTGAGTCCATTTTTTGTTCGAACTCGACTGTTCGGAAGAGTGGATTCAAAGACAATCTTTCTGGTTGCATAATTAGAATCAGTGGTAGATTCTTTGTCACTGACAACCCTGCATTGAGTATTAAAAATATTGCTCCAAGCGAATCTCTCTAACAATATTGCTCCAATTAAGTCATGTCTTGGTTCTCCGATAGAAGATACGATGTTGTCTCTGCAATCACAGAAAATCGTAAAAGTGATCTGCATTTGCTTTTCTACAGTGTTATAAAGAGGGATTTCTTTAAATGATGTCTGATAACATAGAAAATTTTTTACCTTTGGCTGTGCTTCTGGGAAGAATAAGTAATCTCTTATATTGTCACCAAAGTACTTGTCCCATTCTCCATCTTCATTTAAAGAACCGTCTTCTGTGAATAGTTCATTTTCGTATTCTTTATTATGTAGCAAATATAATATCTCTGGGCAGCTCAATAATTCTCTCTTTATTTTTTCTTTAAATCGAATATTGTCATTATCTGGAGTTTCAGCGTATGAAATAAGTTTATCTAAGAGCTGTCTTTCTGTTTTGAAGTCGTAACCCATATTAAATCACCTTCTATACTGCCGAAATCTCGAGGTTCAATTCTCCTATAATATCTTCTTTGATAGAACATTTTATTGTAAGAACCTTCGTGAGGTATTTTTTTGCGTCGCCAATTTTTATGCGGATTTCGTTTGAATTTAGTTGCTTTTTCCATGAAATTAATTCGCTAGACGTAAAATCTTCTCCGTCTATTGAACAGCTCCAAGAAGCGGAGGTGATGTCATTAAGATATTCCGATGTGATGTCGTTATTATCGGAATTGTAGATTGTTGCAGTAATGAGCTTATAGCTTCCACCACATTTGATGATGTTTGAACTAGAAGATAAGATGCATGATTTATTTTTTATCTCATATTCCGGCTCAACAGTAGAAGAGTAGTAGTCCGCATACATTTCTCCAGTTTGCATATTCACGTAATCCATGTGTTCATCAAAGTAATCTTGAGCCAATGTGATTTTCTGAATTCCAAAAGGCTCTGCGTTTTCAACTTTGCTGACTTGCCAGACTGTTGGATGTTTTGTGAGAGCTCCAACAATCAGCCTCTGGTTTTTCCCATTGTTTGAATAATAAAAATATTCAGTTATAGGATTCATAGGAAGCCATAATTTAGCTTGGTTCTCGGTGGCAGTAAAAATATTGCTAGTCCAAATTCCGGAATTGTAAGAATTCTGCGTTCTTTTAACACACCACATTGTTCTTTTAATTCTTTTATTCCCGTCAATCTCGATCCAGAATAATTTATAATTACATGGAAGGACAAAATATTTCGTGAATTGATTTCCTCTTTCAGCATTTACGACCAACCATTTTTCGTAAACTCCTCGATCATTCGGAATATCGATAAACATTCCTATAGGAAACCGAGAATGATAATGGTCTGCGTAATCTCTCTGGTAGTAATACAATTCATCTCCATCTGTAAATTCCACCGACTGACTTGGTTTAAATATAATATGAAAATCTACATCATCTTTAGATAACGACCCATAGCTACTGACAATAAATTTAATATCAATCTTTGTTTTAGTTGAGTTTTCGTCATAAGTCATGTGCTTTACTCGATCCGGCTGGTCGTCATGGTAGTAGTCATATATATATGCCGTTTTTGATTGGATGTCATTATCCCAAGTTGCTTCCATTGCAATGTCTGAATGATACTTTTTTGCTTGTCCGTTAGTTTGACCTTGAGAAGACAGAAGACGTTTATATATCTCAAGACTTGGCATTTCCGCGCACCTCCCCAAACATCTGAGTCAGATAGCCGTGAGCATCAAATATGAGTTTTCTGAATCTCGAATAATCGAAGTTTGAACTCAGACATTCATTCATTGCGGATTGCATTGTGCTCATGAATGAAATCATAAGTCGTGGCTCTCCCAAAAGACTGTTTAAGCCTCCGTATCTTGCCATAATATTTTTAAAATAGTTAAGAAAATCTTCATCTGAATTGAAATTTTTTGGAAAAATATTTTTGTCTTTGTAGATTAATAGCTTATGAATTTCAGAATGCATGTTTTTTGCATGATAAGAAATTTGTTCGTTTGAAAAATGTCCATATAAATATTCCATATCTATCACTCTTTATTCAGATATGAATTATACATATATCCATAATCACGAATCATTTTTTTCTGTTCTTCCTTCATTGACTGAAGCCGCTGAATAGAATATTTATGATTATCTAAAAGTTTTTTCTCCTCTTTACCACCAATCATCGGAGCAGTATTAAGGATGGAATCAACTTGCGGCTGAAGCCATTGAATTACCATGCTTAACGATAACAAAGATATGATAAAATAAGTATCAGATGTCTCATCTACTGGATAAAGTAATTCAAATGAAATAGTCTTTTCGTTTTTATTGATAGAAAACGAAGAGAACATGCGTCTAAATCTTGGATCTGAAATTGATTCCATAAGCCATTCTTGACACATTAATTCAAGTAATTCTTCGTCCATAGACAACATTTTAAAATCTGTTATTTTCAAACGAAAACGAGAATAAATGTCTTCATATGGGATGACTATCATTGAGCCACCTACTTTAATTTGTTAATTTAAGCAGCATTTCAGTGTCGAAAATATCATCAAGAATTTTAATTTTCTTAATACTATCTAAACTTCCGTCATCGATCATACTAGAAACAACAGTCTTAAATGAATTCATTGCCCATTCCGGAAGGGCTTTGATTGTTCTTTCCATTTGAGACGGAGACAATGACAAAATGCTCTTAAGTTCGTTAATTGAATAAATCCCTGCGTAGATATCTTTTAAGAATGGGTGTAAATCTAAGAAATCTTCATCATCAACCACAATATATGGCTCTGAAATTGTTGGTTTTCTAGCTTTTACAGCATAATCCAAATCTCTAAATTCTACTCCAATAACGTCATCTGTATCTGCCCATGAATATAAATTATGACTTTTATATCCGACCATAAATAATTCTCCGGGAGTTACAGAAACACAAGGGATTAATTCTTCCGGTTCAAATTTTCTCTTTTCCTTCTTTACCTCTACCGGGATTTCGGTTGCTTTCGCAGAAGTAGAAGCAGAAGAAGTAGTAGTAGAAGTCTTTTTTGTTGGTTTAATTGTTCTTGTAGTCGCCAATCCGTTTTCCTCCTAAAAATAGCAGGAGAGTAGAAGATACCCATCCTGCTAATAGTTCATTATTCACTAATTTTCCATACTCCAAAATATCTAGGGAGAATAGTAGCTACGCCCATTTCTCTCTGCACTTCGTATGTCTGGAAGTCGTCCGCTAAATCGCCTTTATTCAGACCAGCTTCTGTAATTTCAGTTTCGCCTTTGTCTACAAATTTAACAAACTGTTCCTGATTTTTTGCAAAGATAAGTAACATCTTATTGTCGATTAATTTCTTTGTAACAT